TAACAGAGCCATCCAACCCGGTGAGCAATTTTTAGGGCTGGCCGATGGCACCAGCGTTCACCGACAGGCCCCGAGCTCGGGCCTCACGTAAACAGCGTCGCCAGAAGTGTCCGCCACTGGGCGCAGTCCATTTCACCAGGTAACGACCGGATAGCCAGCAAATCGCCTCCAGCGGCAAATGGGCTAGCCCCTGTTGATGGGTGTACCAGAACGCCCGAAAGTCGTGGATAACCGCCACCCGGTCGGCCAACTGCCAGCGGCAGACCCAAAACAGGTGATCCTGATGTACCAGCGCCAGCGCACCGGCCTGCGGGAACATGTCGAACCACAGCAACTGGTAGCCGTCAGGCACAATCATATCCAACCGTCGAAACCGGTGACGCCGCAGCTGTGCCAGCAGGTCGACACCGGCGGCCAGTTCATCCAACCGCCGCCAATCCCGAACCGGGGCGCTATATCTCATCGGTGACATCCCAATCCCAACCGATCTCATCGGGGTCGACGTCTGCTAGCAACTCGGGTTGCACATCACCGGATTTCCAGTCGACGTCAACACGTGGGCCATTCAGTTCCTCGAGCAACTCATCGAGGGTCGGTCGTTTTTCAGTGTTCATCGTAAAAACCTCCAAAACGTTCAAATCTACAACCGCGCATAATGTAGTCAGTAGTTATGTTGAACACTGGGTCCCCTGCCAGAATGGCGCAGGGCAGGGGGCTTCGAGGTAGGAGGGAGGTGGGGCAGCGCGCTGGCATCGTCCAGACGCCCGAGAATGTTTAATATAACTCGTGTTATGCGAGGCCTGGCTTCACAAAACAAAAACCCCGCTATCCATGCGGGGCTCTCTCGGGATGGCAGCTTGTCAGTCTCTGCCCTTCTCCTTCAGGTACTGCCGATAATCGTCCTCGGTTATGCAATCTAACCCTTTCAAAATTAGCAACTTGAGGATCTCTGTATCCTTCAGGCTTGTTCTTGTCGCTATCACCGCTTTCACGGTTTCAGACTCGACCCTCCTCCAGGTGCTGTCGTCTATGTGCTTGGACGGCATTTTCTGCTCCTTGTGAACTAACTCTCCAATTCTAACAAAAGTGAATCAAAGAATTCAGATTTCTTGACTTCTGAGAAATCATAAGCAAAGATTCGCTCACTATCTGATTTCTTAGAATGTGAGTTTCACCAGTTGGGGGCCATCATGAACGCATTTCAAAGGTATGAATTCGGCATTGAGGGGCAGGGGGTTTTGTCCTCTGTTCCTCTTTTCCACGTCTGCCAAGAGTGCGGCGGTGATGGCTGCCGTGACTGTGGTTCATATGGGATTGTCGAGGGTGACATTCCTGATCTTGAACTCGACCTGTCCATCCCTTTCTCGGCTGAGCTCGAACTCGATTTCAATACCGAATCTGGATCCGCCCAATGACCATGCAGCCGACCATGAAGCGCAACCTCTACTGGCAGCAAGAGCCCACTGGCTGGATTGCTGCGAGTGTTGCCGGTCAGTTGGAGATGTTCCCGGACTTGGGTTCCTGCTCCCGTTATCTCTCATACAACTACCCCGACACTGATTTTGACTTTGTGCAAGTCACCGAAAACACCTGGGCAGCGCTTTACGAACAGGGAGTATTTTTCGATGACTGGTCATAAGGTGGATCTCGTCAAACTCGACTTCCTGTCCTTCACTTGGAGCCCGGAAGTTCTTAAGCGTTGTGCAGAGTTGGCCAAGCAAGGTGCCATCCTCAAGTCGGTGCCGGCGTTCGACCAGCATTCCCATATGCTGCTTCGCAACATCCGGCCAAAGGCCACTGACAAGGGTCTGATCTATGTGCGACCTGTCTCTAGTGCAAATGACCCTCGCGTTTTGCGTGATGCTACTGTTCCTCAAACCGCTGTAGATGGTATCCGGTCTGTTCTGACGGCCTCTATGTATCAGGCCATGGAAACCAATATTCGCTTTGGCTACAAAGACCAAGCCTCGCACCGGATGAACGTTGAACTTAAGGCCGTGCTCGGGCAGCTGCTCGATGCTTCAACCCTTGAGCTCAACCCTGAGGCTCGTTACTACGATGCCTATAACGACTTGATTCATGCATACGGAATTCAATTTTTTGACTCCCTTTGCTGCAATGAGTTGGAGATTTTCTTCCATGAGCTCAACCACGAAATTGGTGTTCCTATCCCGGCTCCTCGCTTTACTGTTCGTGAGCGTCGTGGTGGCGTTCATGGTTACTCTAGCTCTGGGGATATCCTTGTTGACGGTATTCCTTGCGGGCTGGTCGCTTGGGGAGCTGCTAATCATGGCTGCTTCGTCAGTTTCTCTGGTCAGGGATGTGACGCTCTCGACTTTGTGGCTCTTCACCGTGTCCTGGTGCGGGTCCCTGGTCTTCGGATTACTCGGGTCGACTTGGCGCTGGACGATTATCTCGGTAAAACAATCTCTTACGATGCCGCTGTAGAGGCTGCCAAGGCTGGCGATTTTCATCCAGCCCGTGGCGCTGCCCCTAAGTGGATGAAGATTGAAGCCGGTGATTTGATACCTGAAATGGTCAAGGGCCTGGCTAAGCGCTTTGGCCTCATTGCAACATCAGGTTGCTCGTTCTACATCGGCTCACGCCTCAATGGTAAATGCGGCCGCACCTACGAAAAGGGCAAGCAGCTTTCATCTGTCGAGTTCCCGGACTGGGTGCGCGCTGAGGGTGAGCTGCATAGCAAGGACCGGATTATTCCGCTTGACGTACTGATTAACCCGGACCCGTACTTTGCTGGTCTTTATCCCCAGTTCGCCAAGTGGCTTGCCGCCATGTCCGAACAAAAGGGAGCTGACCTTGTTGAGCCGGTACGCATCACTACGTTCAAAAACAAGTTCGTTACCACTCGGGATAATGCCGTTGAGAATATGTCCAGAATGGCTGGCCGTTTGGTCAATTGGATGAAAAACGTTGAGGGATTGAAACCCGAAACAATTATCAACCAACTGACCGCCCATTTATCGATTGATGATATTCCGGCGCGACTACGGCTACCCGTACCGCCTGAACTGGATTCACTGCCTACCTTTGTGCCCAAATTTGAGGGCTTATTAACCGGAGAATCGTTATGACCGAAATAGAGAACGTCCTCGTTTTTTGCATCACCAAGGGCAAAGGTATTTCCCGTAAAAGTGGGTCCCCTCGTCCTTATGACTTCGCTACCATGGAATATATCGTGCCTGCTACTGGTATCGATATGCCTGATTGCACCATCATCAGCCGTGGTTATCAGGCCAAAAGTTTGGGCATCAAAAACGAGCCTGCTGTTTTGGCTACCTTGGCGAACTGTCCTACCCTGGTGCCGGTGACTCTCGTTGTGGAGTTTGACCCAACTGATTTTTCAAAGCTGCTTGTTGTAGGCTTTAAATACGACAAGGAACTTGATGCTGATTTTAGTGGCAAACCTGCTGCTAAAACTCCAGCGCAGGACAACAAACCCGCTCCTGTGCCTGAGAGTAAATTCTGATGAGCTGCCTGCTTGTCGCTGATACAGGGGAGATAGTCGTCACTGCTGACGATTTGAATACTTGCACGGGATATGTGCTGGTTACCCCTGACCAATATCGTGCACAAGTAGGCGCTTTATCGGAATTTGATAAAGACCTCGCCAATGAATATCTCGGTTTCATGCTATTGACCTTCTTTGCTGGTCATTCAGCAGGCCGTCTTGTTCGCTGGCTTGGTAGACGTTAATTTCACAAAAGGAACTGTGTCATGAAACATATCAATCAAGTTCGTAAGTATTCCGCTCAGGTAGTTCGCAAGTATGCCGGTCCGGCCACTGTCGTTGTCGGTGCGGTGTTCGCTTCCTCTTCGGCGTTCGCCGTTGATCTGGCGACTACCTTCGCCGCTGCCCGTGCTACGGCTGAAGCGAACATGGATCTCATCCTGGTCGGCGTGTTCTCGCTGGCGCTCATCGGCTTCGGTGCGGCTCACCTGCTGGGCTGGACTAAGAAGTAATGTTCGCGGCCCTGTTATGGGCCCTCGGGGCAGGCCTCTGTTTCGTGCTTGGGTTCGTCTCGGGGGTTTACTCGGCATAACACGAGGGGGCGGGGAAACCCGCCTTTTTTTTATGAAATGGATATTCGCCCTCCTGTTTTTATTTCCGCTTTATGCATCTTCTGTCGAGTCAGTACCGGCAGAAGCAACGCCAGTTGAAACGGGCCAATGTCAGAAACTCAATAATGGCTCTCCTTCTGCCACGCTTAATAATGTGTCTATTGCCCAGTGTTTGGCCCAAGGTAAAATATGGGATTCTTCTGCTGCTCAATATTCGACGCGATGGCTTAAGTTTGGTATATCCCCAAATCATGGATATGACCTTCAAGTGACTATCGGTGGTAATTGGTATGGCACGAATACTCGTTATGTCGTTACGTCGGTCACCAATACCTATACCTGCCCGCCTGTGGGCAAGCCTACGTTTACCATCGGCCCTGTGACACTTAATGGCGCTCAAGTTTGTCAGGTGGCTCCCAAGGTCTGCATGATGGGTGCCATTGTCCGGGTCGATAAGGACGGCAAGGAGACTTGTGTTCCCAACTGTAGTTCTGCCGCTGGCCTGACACACACCTCTCAATACTTCTTCCAGGCTGGTCCGGACCCTGCCTCTACTGTTGGCAATGTTGCTTGTTATGGGCAGTGCTCCATCAAGACCATGGGTGGTACTCAACTTGCTTCAGGTGCCTGGACGGGGAACTTTGCTTTCACTGGTGCCAACTGTTCTGTCGTTCGTCCAGAGCCCACTGTGGACTCTGAATCAAACACCTCTGGGAATGGCTCTGCAACGCCCGTAGACGAATCCACAACGTCACCGGGTACAACGGATGCCCTTGGTCAGCTCAATGGTGCAGCCTCTTCTGCAACAGGAACACCGGTTCAACCGACTGTGACTGGCCCTGATGGCACGGCCACTTTGAAAGATGTAACGAAAACCATTGCTGATGCTGCCAACGCTCAGATCAAGGCGACGTCGGCCCAGAACGTGGCGACCGGTAATCTAATCTCGAACACCAATAAGGATCTCCAGAACACCATAGTGAAGACCATGGGCGGTGGAGGTGGCGCAGCTGCAACGCTTCAAGCCCAGGGTAATGGCAAACTGGATGGGATTGGCTCGGCCATCGGCACGGGTAACGGCAAGCTCGACGGTATCCAGTCCACCCTGAACGATATAGCGGACAAGCTCGACGAACCGGGAGAAGAAACACCCTTTGTTCCAGGTGCGGGTTCGGGTGCGTTCTGGGAAAACGTGCTGCCTGAATCGGCGTTTACAGAAATCAAAGAGAAACAAGCCGACGCTATTCAAGAAATGAAGGATTTGGCAGCTGAGTTTCAATCCTCGGTTCAAATGACTGATTTGTCTGCATCGGGTGAGCCTGACGAATGGGCCTTGAACATGCATGGAACAGTATTGCCGTTCGGTGTGGGGGCGTTTCAGTTGATGCTGAATTTGGGCTTGGCTGCCCTTATTCTTTTCATCTGTGCGCTGTATGCCATTTACCTCATCACAAACAGGAAGTGAAATATGATAACCGAATTCATAAATTGGGTGTCAGGGATATTCACCGATGCACATGCGTTTCTGACCGATGGTGTCCCTTATATCGTTTCTAGGACGTTGGCCTATATTGTTGAAATTGGCGTTTACGTCAAGATTCAAGGTGAGCTGATGATGATAAAAGTGGGTTATTCTGTGGCCCATCAAATTATTCAGGATTTTAATATTTCTGCCATATTGCAGCCATTGATGAGTGCGTTACCGTCGTCGGTGCAGTGGTTTTTATTTCAGTCAGGGATAGTGGATGGCATGAATATGATTCTTCATGCTCTTGTCACTCGCTTTGTTTTGAATTTCTTGGGGTGGTGATATGGCCGTTGTTATTCGTCATGGGCCTAACGGCTCTTATAAGTCGGCATCAGCGGTATGGTATGACTTGCTGCCGGCCTTGCGGCAAGGTCGAATTTGTATCACTAACCTTGAGGGCTGTTATCCCCTTGAGGAAATCTCCAAGCGACTCGGGGAGACGTTTCCAGATACTACCCGCCTGTATCGTATTAATATCCTCCATGAGGACGCATTGCGGCTCTGGCGGCGTTGGTTTCACTGGGCCCCTGTGGGTTCTTTTATCCTCATGGATGAAGTTCAGGACATATACCCCGATAAGTCTTGGAAAGAATCTGACTTGGATTATCAGCCTATTGAAACATATAAGGAACAATTGCCTCCGGGATTGATGGAGGATTATTATTCTTCCATTGAATCCTGTAAGCCTGAACAGTTTGAGTCCTGCGATTACGACGATACCGGTGCGTTATTGTTTGATAAAGATGGGCGTATTGTTTACCCAAGGACATTGAATGGGGCTTTTAAACGCCACCGAAAATTTAACTGGGATATCGTTTGTGTCACCCCTGATATAAATGATATATCGCCAATAGTACGTGGTTGTGCTGAATTGGCAAAGTCACAAGCTAATAAAGACTCCTTATTCATATTCAAACGCAAGCCGAGGATATATGAACATAACCCGCGTCAAAGTGGCGTTCCAAACGCTAACTCTACGGTCTATCGTGAGAAAGTGCCTTTGGCTGCTTTTCTTCTCTACAAATCGACGCAAACCGGAAAGCAAACAAGGTCCGGTCAGTCGAAAGGCCCTTTTACATCACCCCTCTTTTATTTTTATGCGTTACTTATTTCGTTCTTTGCTGGTTATGCCATATATAACTATTCTAAGGCCGATAAAATTAATGCTGATATCGATGCTAATTCACCTGTGGCAGCTTCTGAAAACAATCCTGCTGTGGCTGTTCAAGGTAATACGCGTGTTCCTGATCATGTGGGCACTGGTGGCACTAACAAGGTATCTTCTGGTCAGCCTGTTTTTGTGAACCCCTATAACGCCAAAGCTGTCTATGTGACCGGCTCTGCCTTGGACACCCAGGGTAACGGCGTGGTGACGTTCGCGCTGTATGCCAAGGACGGTACCGAGTATCACACCAATAATGACGAACTCTTGTCCATGGGGTATGCCGTCCGCTTCAAGCGTTACTGCCAGGCCGAGCTGTTCAATGTCGATACCGGTCAGTCTGTAACTGTCTATTGTGAGCCTTCCAAGTTTGTTGAGCCTAAGGCCCCTACGACGTCCGCTCCGGCGTTGTTGAATCCCTTCTCCACTACCGATAAGGATGCGGGGGGCGGAAAGGAGGAGGGAGCGGTCTAGCGGACGACGACGACCCGCCCACCATAAGGAAACCCGATCATCTCAATGATTGAAATTCGTACACATAAATCAAACTGCTGCTATAATGAATTATGTAAACGGAATTCAAATGGGGTGATCAAATGGCAACTGTAAACTTCGACTATAAAAGCGGCATTCTTGAAGGTTTTGCACCGCGTACCGGCAATGATTTTTCTTGGTTCAAGGGTGATGTTAGGGTCGATGTGTCTTTTGATGGTACTGACCTTGGCGAACTATCAGTGCCTACTGGTTCGACTGCTGTCCAGGTGAAGAAGATCATCAGGGAGTCTCGTTATGTCTGATATTAAACGTGGCGGAGTTCGTCCTGGTGCTGGTCGACCAAAGGGAGAACAGACAACCATGGTACGTGTACCTGATGGCTGTCTTGATGTTGTTCGTTCATTGATAACTGATTACAAAAATCATGTCCGTCATTCTGTCGGTGGTATTGTTTTAGACTGGCGACCAAAGACAGACCTTCCGGAACCTGGTCGACTTGTTGTTGCTCGATACAGTGAGGCTGATACTCATTGGTATTCTTGGGGTATGCATTCAGATTGGCTTATCCAGATCATTAAAATTAAGGTGTCCACTTGGCATACCAGGGAGGAGCTTGTTAGAACAAGGGAGCTTCTTCAGGATTGGTCTTACGTTCCGGAGGTTCTGCCATGAGTTTTATTGATCTTTCTAAGGCATTTTCCTTGCCCGTCTTCTTAGTCCTGCTGCTTGGTGCCCATGGATTTGGATATCAGATCACTTTGGGGTATTCCATTTTTGCGTTTTTGGTATCGCTGCCGCTGAGCTTTGTTCTGTTGTTGGGGGTAGGATGTATCTGTGCTTGGAGTGATGACCGTGCTCGCGCCAGACGTCGTGTCAAGGCTGCTGCTCGCAAGCTTTCTGACTGTCAATGAATCAGGGCGTAGCCCTATAAGGCGACCCACTGATGCCCATTTTCGGGAAGGTGGTGGGTTCGCCGAAACAGTCCTTTTAGTGTCTCCCTGGGTCCCGCGCTCATCCTTCGTCCTGCCAAACCGGCTTTTAAGACTTTCCTTCACTGAGGGAGGAAAACGCCTCAGCGCGGCACTGGCTTGCGGCTGGGGACCCCCCGTGTAGTAATACGGGGGGAATTCATTCCACCTATGCTCCCGTTTTGCTGTTTACCCCTGAAAGGGGTTTGTCTTGTTGTTGCCGATATATGGGTTTATCGGCATCAACCCCGATCACCTGGTCAAGTCTGACCGCGCATAATGCATATTATGTTAAATGATGTATGCTTGTTTCCTGTTACCGCTAATTGAACTGTGTATAATGGAAACAATTGATCCTATCCCCGACCGGATGTCTTAAGTGGCTGAATTAACATCAGAACAATTAAAACCCGCTTTCACGATTGAGCAGTTCCCCACGCTCAGCGAGCTCGAACCCATCCCTTTTGCCGCCCTGCAACCCAGAGCCATTTCCGGCATCAAGCGACTGGCCAGTTTTGATGGTGACTGCCCGGTCATGCTGCTCAACGGCTTCCCGGGTGCGGATTATGAGAGTGTCTGCCAGACCTTGATCGCCTCTTCCAATGGCAAGGATGGCGACCTTTTCGATCTCTGTTACACCGAAAACCTCAACAACCCGTTCAAGCCTATCTGGCTGCGCCTGCAACCCGGTACCGGGTTCGAATTCTGCGAGATGGTTGGCGAGCTGCTCAAGCTGATGAGTCATCACCTGGATGCCGAACGCTTGGTCACCCGGATCATCCGCAAGCAGGAAAATGACCCCAAGATCGTGGACTTTCTCTCCGATCTGGCGGCGCACGTTGCCCAGGGGCTCGAATTCCAGCACCCGGTGCTCATCAACCTGCTGATCCATCACGAAGAGCAGCAGGCCCCCGTCATCTATGGCCGGGACCTGAACTGGGATACCCTGTTCGGTTCTATCAACTACCAGACGGAACAAG